AGACCTTCAAGGAACCCTAATCTGTCCCATTTGTTAATTGTATCTTCTTTGATAACTTTAAGGTGCTTAAGACCGATGTTACCAACAAGACCTGATTCTAATAATGCTCCCATTTTTAGTTTTTATTTTTTAGTTTATTTTTTTATTTTATTTTTTTCATAAGATCTTTCATTCTCATGAATTGAGGATTTTCATAAGTCGTAGATTCGATCAAGTTAACCGCAGAACCTGTATTGATTGTGTTAGAAACTCTTCTCTCAACTGATTCATTTAAGTTTGTTGACTCGTTTACTACAGAATTACCTAATTCCTCTTTGATTTGTTTATAAAGATTTTTTGACTCTTTTAAATTTTCAACGTTGTCAAATCTTCTTAGTATATTTATTTTTTCTTGTTTAGTTGTAGAATGTTCTGTAAACAATCTCGTAGCGTAAGCTAAATTGGAATTAAATACCGCAACTTCAGTAAGTTTAGTTCTGAACACGTCCAATGCGTTTTTGTACTCTTCATTTTTTTGTCTTAATAAAGAAACTTCTTCATTCACATTGTTAGGTCTTTTTCTAACTTCAGTTCTGTTAACATTCATGTTGGATCCTTTTCTATTTCCAACTTTTCCTGATTTAACATAATTATTACTTCTTGTTGCTTCTTTTGCCTCAACTTTTTTCTTGATTGGTTTGTATTCACCATCCATAGAATCTTCATACTCAAACTTAGCCTTACCTGTAAATTTACTTTTAGGACCTTCTTTCATTTTTGTGTCAAATCCTTTTTCTTGGTTTGGTTTTTTATTGTATTTGAATTTTGAAGCACTTCCAGTGCCTTTAGTTTTGTAAATCTTGTCTTTTGATTCTCTCATTTTCATTCTTGGTAGATCATCAAAATTTTCCATTTCCATTGTGTCTCCGTATTCAGTTAAGAAGTCATCTTCTATCATATCGTAGTCCTCATCAAAATAAGTATCTTCTGTGACATCATCATATTCCATCATTCTGTCAATTTTTGATCTTGTTTTTCTTGGTAAATCCATTTCGATATCTTTCATACCTCTTCTTGGCATTTCGAATTCACTTTCAGGAAATTCTAAATCTAAGATTCTTTCACTAAAGTCCTCATCCAATTCAAAATTGTCCATTTCGTCCAATTCTGTTTGATCGTCTAACTCTAATTCATACATCACATCTTCGTCAAGTTCGTTTTCGTATACATCCGAATCCTCATAAACTTCTGTAGATCCTGGAAAATCCATTTCATACATTTCTTCATTCATATCTGAACTTTCATTTAATTTTATGATGTATTCTGTTTCACCATCTTTCAACGAAATCTCATCTTCGTCTTTAACAACTTCGATTTGATCATTAGGTCCCATTTTTTTGAAAACGTCAAGAGCTGCTTTGTTGTCCAAGTTTCTAATGTCCATAACTTTTGTGTCATCAGTAGCGTCTACATCATCCGCATCATCATCAGGCATGTCAGTCATGTCTTGGTTTTCCAACTCATCATCATCTTCGTCGTCATCAAAATAAGTAGTTTCTTCATCAGAACCTTCTTCTCCCGTTGCAGGCGTGATTACCTCTTCTTCATCATCCACTTCAACCTCTTGTTCTTTAAGAGATTCTTTTACTAATGATTTGATTTCTTCCTTCATAGTAGAAGCAAGTATTCCTTGTGCATTTTTTTTAATCGATTCTTCCAAATTAGAAATTTGGATAAGTGCATCATTTATTTCTTTACTCATGTAAATTTTTTTTATATAAATACATGCATTATTGAAAAAAAATTCATATAAATAAAAAAGGGACCGAAAAAACGATCCCTTAATAAAATTTTAAGTGAAAAAAGAAAAATTTATTCTATTACTTCATCAATTTTGGACTCAACAATTGCGGTAATTCTCCAATCCATAGAATAATTCTCATAAACTTTTGTAACTTTTGCTTCTACATCTGTTGGTGAAAACCCTCTAACTAACTTTTCTTCTTTCATTTTTTTTATTTTTCCCGAATTCTCATCGAGCATGTCTGTTGTAATTCTAGCTATAAAATATTTTTCGTTCATAATTTTTTTATTTATTCAAATAATCGGACAATCTATTCATTAAGTCAAGAGATTTTGACCCTGTTTCTCCAACGTGTCTTTGGGCTTGCATTTTTTTCTCTTCTTCTAAATTTTCTTCGAATTTATTTTTATCTTCTTTGTTTAAAAATAAATAAGCTCCAGGTGTTGATGGTGATGATACCAAATCAAAACAAATCAATTCAAAATCATCTTGTACTTCGTTTTGATCACCAACCTTTTTTAAAGAACCAACTCCCCTTGATGAAATACCTAAGGTAACACCTTGGCGAAGATAATTTGCAGCCAAGTCACCTTTTGTAGAGACAATTCCTCTTTCGTGAAAACCAGGACTTGTAAGTAATTTTAATTTACCCATAAGCACAGGACCCTCCCACCAAATGTCAGTAATTGCGTGAGAAACTCTATCTAAATCAATTAATGAAGATTCGGGGTGATTTAATTCTGAAAGAGCAATACCTTTCTGAATCATTTTTTTATAGTTTTCAGATTCCCTTTTAAGAATTTTTTCAGGATATATTCTTCCGTTTCTATTTGGGGTGTTATATTTCTGTAACACTGCATAAAATTCGAAAGGTTTTGAATGATCTAAAAAACTTTTTGATTCATTGATAAGATCTAGATTTCGTTTTTCGTTTGGGTCAATAAACCCCGCATCGTATTCAACAAGTATCCCTTTTCCGGTTTCAGTTGGTGATAATATTTTGTAGTTGCTCATATTTTTTTTATTATAAATATTATGCAATTTCTAATTTTGGTTTTTTTAATTACTGATTTCCATTTTTAGTTAAAAAACATTTAAAATATTTGTTTTTACTAAGAACGTCATTGTATATGTTTTTTGATAAAGATTTTATTGATTTTTTGAGTTTTAATGATTTGAAATCAACTACCTCATTAAGAAATAAATTGATCTCTAAATTTAAAAAAGATTTTTTCTTTGTTTGTAACCCACTAATTCTGAGATCTAAATCTACAATAAATAATGGTTGGAAAAATGATTTGTCTAAAAATTCCAAAACAGAATGTCTAAACGATCTTCTTAAGTTGGAAACTATTCTTGTCCAATTTTCTTCGTCTTCTTTGGGTTCTACCCATGTTTGTAAATTTAAATAAATTGATTTTAAATTCTTACAATCTACCGTTCCAAAACTTACTTTCATAGTTCTGAAACCATTGATTTTGACCGATTTGCCTTTTTTCATATTTTTTTTTCATATTCTTGAGTTTATTTGTTGAGTAAATTATAAACAAATCATATATTTATATCAACAATCAAAAATAAATGTTAATAGTTCAGGTAAACAATAAAAATATCGAAAAATCTCTAAAAGATTTAAAAGGAAAAGTCATTAGAACAAGAATGATGACAGAACTTTCGTCACGAAAAGAATTCGAAAAAAAATCAGTTAAAAGAAGACAACAAGTAAAAAAGGCATCTTACGTACAAAAAATAAAAACTACAAACTCTCACTAAGAGATTTTAATTTTACAAAGTTTGTTTTAGTAAATTCGTCAGATTTAATTTTTTCAATTGTCTCATTTATTGTCTTTTTAGTTTCTGACTCAGATTCTTCTAAATAAATCTTAGAAAGTTTAGATAAAGAAATATCTTTTAAAATTTCATATTGATTTTTTAATACGGACTCTTCTGTATTCCAAATTTTTTTGATTTCTTTCTTTTCAGATTCAGATAAGTTAGAGATAACTTCTTCTATACGATTGTTTGTTTCTTTTATCAAAGCCCCTATAGAGTTTTGTTTTATATTTTCAGATTGTAACGGTTTTGATTTTAAAGATTCTAAAATGTTTTTTTTGGATGATATTTTCTCAACTAAATTTGTTACGTTATTTGAAAATAATTTATCCAAGTTTTCATAGCTATTATCTGTTTTGGTATGACCAACCCACATTTCTAGTTCTTTAAATTTTGTTGGAGAAATTTTATTAATTGAATTTTCATAAATTACTATGGATTTTTCAATCAATTCATTTGCTAAACTTTCACTTAAACCTAAATTAGAAGAAAGTTCATCATAAAGATAAAAAAGTTTTGATAAATTTTTATCTTTCAAGATAAGTTCTTCAAACACAAAAAGATCTTTTTTTAATGTTTTATCTACATAAGATTCAAACAATACATGTTCGATTTTTGATTTTAATAATCCAAATTTCATAATTACTTTTTTATTTATAAATATGTCAATCTCCCAATATTTTTAGTAGTTCTTTTTCCATATCCCCCAATGAATTAGATCCTTTGGATAAATCTAAAAATTGATCACCAAAAAATGAGTCATTTTCCAATAATATATTCAAGTTATTTTTTCTTTCTTGTTCAGGTAATGTTGGTCCTTCCGCTCCTCCTCCCGGTGGTGGAGGTGGGGGTGGTAGACCTCCTCCAGGTGGTGGTGGAGGTCCTCCTGCTCCTTCTTCACCTGCCGGTGCCGCACCTGCTGTTTGTGTAGTTCCTGATTTTGTTTTGTAAAGATCATCAACTTTATCAAATAAACCTGTGTGAGTTATAATTGTCGCGGTATTAGCTAACTCTGCCGCCACGGCTCTCTCTAATCTTTGTTGTTGAACGTCTAACTTAATTTCTTCGTCAGAGAATTGGAAGATATGTTTTTTAGCCCAAGTTGCCGATGTCGGAGCTAAGGAGTTTGGAATTTCAGTTACAAGTTCTTTGTATAAAGCCACTCTTTCTTTCCATACTTCTATCATCAATAAATCGGCCTGTTTAGATGGATTGGTTAAACCTATGACAAAATTGTTAAGTTCATCATCAAAACCTAATAGGTAAAGATGAATTATAGCAATTTTATTTAATTCAGAAATTATTGATTTTTGTATTTTGTTTATTGTTCTTGCAAATCTTATGTCCAATAAAGATAAATTTTTACCATCACCAACTGGTTCCTCAAAACCTAAATATGCTTTAGGAATTCTAAGTGCGGTTAATAACTTTTTTTGAATATATTCGATATCGGCAATCTCTGATAGGTTTGCAGCACCTGCTAAAGTTTCTATCGGCATCGTTTGTGCCGCATCTCTAACAGGAATAAAATAATCTTGATCCACGGCCATTTGGTTAAATCTTAGATCTACATTTCCTGTTTTACTATCAACAACTTGGTCTCTTTTGAATTTATTTGCAACTCTTTGTACATAAGCTTCCACGTCTTTATCGTCCATATTACCAACGTAAACCTTGAAAACTCTTCTTTCGGGTGCTCTTGAGGTTCGGTAAATTAACATAGCGTCCTCTGCCAAAACTAATTGTTTCCAAATTCTTCTTGCTTTTTCTAACATTGATGTACCATATGGTAATTTTCTGTCATCCCCCAATAATCTAAAGTGTGCAATTTCCCAAGTTTGGAATTCTAAATCTTTGTTTTTCCATGTAAATCTTAAACTTTTTTCTTTAGGATCTGCAGTTGAATTTACACTTCTTGTTTCCATACCTCTTTCTAATCTTTCGATTTCGATATTTGGTAATTGTAAACAACTTGTTATTCCTTTTTCTGGATCTAACTTTAAATAAACAAAGTTATCTCCATACTTACACATGTTTCTTACCCACATTTGTAAGTTTGTATTCAAATCCAAATTATTATTAAAAAGATCTGTGAGAATATTTTTAATTCTTTTTGATTCAGAATAAATTTGAATTACATATCCGTCTTGGTTGGGCGTGGTTGATTCTTCAGCATAAATGTCTAAAGCCGTGGATATCTCAGGAGTATACTCCATAGATTCATAGTCATAAAAAGCTGAAATTCTATTTGGTTCATAATATACCGCTTGAGCGTATAAATTGTTTTCTATTTTTTTCCAAGTATCGTTTAAATATAAAGTTTGTTGAGCTTGGAGTTTTTGTATCTCAAATTCTTTTGGATCTGTTGTTTTTAAAAGTTCTTTTTTATCAAAACTATATGTTGGAGCGTCCATCCCCAAGGTTGAATCTGGACCAAAGGTTTTGGATAACCTTTGCCAAACTGTTAGTTTCTTTTCATTATTTTCCATAGTATAATTTTAATTACATTTACCAAATTATAAATATTTGTATATTACTTTGGTTTACCAAATAACCAACCATATTTAATATAATCTTCCTTCATAGGTCCATTATTTCTGTTAAATCTATCATTTTGAATATTCGTATTAGGTAATACAGGATCAAAATGTATTTGTTTACCAACACTTTCATTAGAAACAATTGCCCACGAATTTATCATAGATTTTGCTTGTTCTGTAGCTCTTTCGAGTTTTGTAAAAGAAGATTCTGCTATGTAAATTGCCATAGAAATACCCATAATCAAGTCGTCATGTTGACCTTTTTGGTGGTCAGGTCTTCCGTTTATATAAACAAAAGTGTTCATTTCGTTATATAATCTAACACTTCTTACTTTAAACTTATGTCTAATCCATTCCTCAAACGCCGCAATTATTTGAACCCTTTTATTATTAAAATTTATTCCAGGTATTTTTTCTGCGGTCGATTTATTAACCGCCCAAATATTAAATGGATCAATACCATCAACATAAAGATTTTTATATCCAAGCTCTTGCATTTTTCTGACCGTAGTTATTCCCATACCCCCCGTGATATCAACAACAACGTATGAGTTATACAAAAGACCCCATTTGTATGCGACTTCAGCTAAAGTATCTGGAGGGATTTTTCCAACATATTCCAAAACTTGTTCTCTCTCGTCAAAATCTATGATCTGAATTGATGAAAAATCTTCACTATCTCCTCGAGAAACGTCAACACCCATAATGTATCTGTGACCCTCAACAGGTTCTTTCCATATCCAAAGGGAATTTCCCATAAGTTTTGATGGTGGATCCATTAAAGAATTGTTCTTTATCTCTTCTAATTGTTTGTTATCAAATACGTTATCTCCCGAACCTAAAAATTCACAATTTAACTCTTGGTTAATTTTACGTTTATCATATTTAAGTTTTTTGACCATTTTTTCGTACCAAGAAGAACAAGGTTTATATCCTTGGTTAAAAAAATGTTGGAGTTCTTGATAATCTCTTTTATATGGGTCTATGTGTTCAAAAGAAATATTTTTACTTTGATCAAATTCTTCTTTGTTTAGAAGGTAATGAATTAAATCATCGGTTGGTACCAAATATAAATCTTTAGAGTATCTTGGGTCCCTATACCAATACATTTCTGAAATTTTAAAATTGTTCATCCCTTTCAAAGATTGATCATAAATTTCATAATAAATTGGGTCGTAACCGTTAGGAGTCGAAACTACAATCACCTTACCACCAGTAGATAAAGACGCCATACAAGCAGCCCAAAAGTCATTGTCCGCCTCAATAAATGCCGCCTCATCAAAAACTAGAATTGTAGGTGTAAATCCACGGAGTGCATCCTTTGAAGTTGCGACAGCCTTTACTTCAGAACCATTATTCAACTTATAATGTCTTTGAGAGTTTTTTTCCGCAGCAAAACCAGCACCAACCCAATTAGGCCATTGGTCAATAAAGGCCCGTATTTTGTTCGCCATTTCTTGTGACGTATCCAATTTATTTGCAATAATAAGAATTTTCTCGGGTTGTGTTTTCTTTGCAAAAACCAATCTTTTTGAAATCCAAGCCGCGGTAACAGTTGAAACTCCTGCCTGTCTGTACTTCAAAGCAATGTTTTCCTCAAATTTTTCGTAATCGTCTAATAAAGAAATCTGATCAGGGAATAGTTCTAAAGGTACATATTTAGAAACAGTATTGTCGTAAGTTTGTAAATACGTTCTCAATGCGTAAGGTGTATCTTTCATACACTTTACATATTCAATCATTACTTGTTCTTTGGTTAATCCCATATCTAATAAATATAAAACCCCCTAATATTTTGTAAAAGGGGGTTTTCGTATATCGTTATTATTTTTTTAATATTGATCTAACATATCTTCGTCATAATCTTCATCTTCGTCCGATTCTTCACCTTCAAATCTATTATAATCTTTTTTTGCCAAAGATAAAATTTCCGAAAATTTTCTTTTTGCCTTTTCTTGGTCTTTTGGATTTTCAGAAATTACGTTTGAGATAATTTCTTTCAAAAATTCTTCAGCTGGTACTCCATACAATCTTCTTTTGAAGTATGGTAAGAATATTTTTGATTCGGGATCCAAAAGTAATTCATCGGGAAATAAAGATCTGATTTTTTTTACCAATTCAGCCCCGACTCTAAAATTCATTGGTTCATTTAACATTGTGTCAGTTTGTGAAATGACTTGAGTTGCCATTTCAGGATCCATACCTCTCCATTGTTCTCTAGCCGGTATAATGTCAAATATTTTTGAAAGTTCGTGTAATAAAATTGGAAATATCAAACCATTTGCAAAATAAGTTTCGTTATCATTTTTTTCACCACTTTGTTCATCATCCTCCTCTTCTTCATCATCATTACTTTGTACTTTTGGTAATTTACCTGCCGATCCAGCGGCATTTCCACCTAACATTTCTATTAAGCTTTGATTTGTAAAATACATTAAATCATTCGCCGCCATTATTTGATTGTATAAAGGATACAATCTTGGGTCTATATCATCCAAACGATTTTTATAAAGTTGATATGCAAACTGACCTCTTTTTCCCGAACCTTGTATTAATGCATTAATAACATTTCTTTTTTCGATTTCCAATTGTTTTTGTTCTTCAGGAGTTAACTCATCAATATCAAAAGAAAAATTCGGTGGTAAAGGTAATTTTTTATTTTCTTTTGGTTTCATTTGAAAAATATTTGGGTCGATTCTTTGTTCACCAAGAAAAGTTAAAATGTTTATGAATCTAAGTTCATAAACTACACCACCCTGTGAACCCTTTTTTTTAGATACAATACCCTCATCTATTAGTTGTTGTAAAGTCAAACTAGGTCTCATCCATCCTTCTTCTTTTGCTGCAATTTCAACCGCTAAATCTCTTAATCTTTCTCTATGTCTAGGTTCTATTGACATTACTTGTGAAACGGCTTGCATTTGTTGTCTCATAATTTCACTTTGAACTCTAGGGTCTGTTACATTTCTTCTTTGACCAAAGTAATTCTTAACGTAATCAACAATTTCTTTGAATCTAGTTCCCGCCAACCTTTCTACGTCAGATTTACCCCCCTTGAATCCTCTGTTTTTTGCATATATACCTTCGGGATCTTCTATAGATTGTTGTATTCTTGGGTCCATTCTTTCTTCATAATCTCCATAGTCAACCGGGGTTTCGGAAATTACTTTTTTAATAATGTTTTTTAATAAATTACTTTTCATCATGTAATGTTAAAGCTTTGTTTATAAGTGAAAGAAACTCTGATTTTAATTTTTCATTTTCTGCCTTTGGTTTTTCCTCAACATCTGGATTTGGGTCTTTGAAAGGATTATCTTTTGGTCTTGTTTTTGGTTTTGTGGTTGTTCTTTCTTTTTCTCGAGTTTTTTCTTTTGTCGATGCTTTAGGTTTTTCCTCAACATCAGGATTTGGGTCTTTGAATGGATTCCCTCCAGGTTTTGTTTTTGGTTTTGTTTTTGGTTTTGTTTTGGTTTTTTCTTTGGTGTCATTTTCCATCATACCCAAACTACTCAAATTACCGATTGGTTTTTTCATTTCCATACCTGAATCTTTACTGAACATGGTATTTTTGATCGGTTTTTCTAACATGAATGAATTTTTTTTCTCCAACAAAGTGTTAATAAATTGTTTTTTAGTCATAACTGGATTAATATGACTTTCTAAAATTCGTAACAACTCCTGTTCCATTTCCAATTCATAACTTTCATTTGTTTTAGAAACTTTTTTTTCGGGATTAAGTTTTTTTGGTAATTTTTTATAATCTTTTTTTGTTGTAGAGTCAGAAAATTCTTTAGCCATTTTACACCACTTACAATTCTCGTCTTTACATTTATTACACCTTGCCCAAAATAACCCTTGTTGTGCTTTAGATTTGAATTTTTCATTAATTTCAGTTTCAAATATCCCCATACCGTCTTCAGTAGCATCAGGGTCATTCACAACATTTAGAGTTTCATCTTCCATCATGTCTTTTTCGTAGACGTTAAATGGTTTTTTTTGCGATTTCAACGCATTTATGGTAGCAGTATCTGTTTTAGACACTTGCATTTCTTCTTTAGTTTCCTTTTTTTGTTTGTCAATTTTCTCAACTAAAAATTTAACTTGAGTTCCAGTCAATTGTGAAATTGTCGAAAAATGATATCCATTTTCCAAAAGCTTTATTATATTGTTTTTAGTTTTCATATATTAATTTTTTTTCAAATTCTAAAACTATATCCCTTTCGTATAATTTATCTTTAACTTCTTTTTCTGTTTTTCCAAATTGGAAAACTAATCGATCTTTGTTTTCAAAATCTTCGTTTTCATCAGATTCCCATCCCAAACAAATAACTCCTTGCATCGAATCCAACACGGAAAAAACATCAGAGTTTTGTATCAAATTTAATTTTATTTCACTACTTGTAAGAACTCCAACTTTTTTTATATAATTTATTTCAGGCGGACTAGGATATCCATTTGCCGGTTTATTATCCCAATTTTCTCCCCAAACATCAATTACATCCGAAAAAATAAATTCATAAATGTTGTCTCCTTTATAATTAGGACCCAATTCATTTATGTAGATTAAATAATTCACTATATTAATTTACCTTTTGGTGTTATTTTATATTGATCTAAACCAAGTTTAATAACCATATTTTTTTTGTTAGTTGTTCCAACAACTTCAGATTGAGGGTAAGCTTTAACAAACTCCAAAGCTCTCCTTAATTGAGAAGTACTTTCTGATAACCTTTCGATTTCGAACCTATTATTTTTGTAGTTTTCTTGAAGAAACTTACGATTCTTTTCTTCCCTTTCCTCTTTCATCATTTTTTCTGCTTCAGGGTTAAAGTAACTTTCAATTATAGCGTCAACTATTGACTCATTAAACATATTGTAATCTTCAGAAGTTTCCATACCACCACCAACTCTTTTTCTTAATCTATTACGGTAACCATATTCTGTAACTTCACCCTCAGGTTCTGTTGGCTCTTGGTCTTCAATCGGACCTTCATCTTCAATATTTCCTTCTTGATCAGGTAAATTTTCTTCATCACCTTCTTCTTCATCTTCAAATTTACCCATGATTTCCTCAACATCATCTTCATCCAATAAAGTAAGATCAAGTGCCGATAAAATTGAATTTATAATATATTTTACATTCTCGGCCGTCATTTCCTCATCTTTTGGAAATTTTCTAATTTTCTGTGTTAATTTACCGACTAATTTTTGAATCATTTTGAATGGATCTTTAACAGACCCTTCATCTTCATCATCCATATCGTCGGTTGGCATATCATCTTCTGTATCGTCTGTTGGCATTTCTTCACCACTTTCATCTGGCATAGGAGCATCTTCTGTGGACCCCAAATCTGAAGAAGGTTCTGTACCTCCCATTTCAGCACCACCTTCAGTACTTGTACCCATATCAGGTGTTGTTGTCGGCGCAGGTGCAGGTTCAGGAGTAGGTAATGTTGGTGCTGCGGCAGGTTCAGCTAACTCTGCTTTTGGTTTTTGAACTTTTAATTTAAATGATTTTGCTTCACCAAATAACTCTAATCCATTTTCATTACCGTAAAGCTCATTAATTTCTTTTGACATAAGATTTAATCTCTTAAGTGCCTGAGAGTATGAATTGTAGTAACGTCTACTTTTCATAGGTTCTATGTAATCTGTAAGGGACTCTGTGATATTTTTTTTAATTATATAACCTTGTCTTTCTCTAACAATTTCATATGAATTACCATCCGCCAATTTAAGACGGTATTCTGTAGAAGAATTATCATCCGATTTATTAGAGGTTGAGAAATTATAATTTGCAATCTCCATAATTCTTCTTAATTTGTCATTTCCTTGAAGTTTTTCACTTCCGATAGGTTTCATTCCTGCCATAATTTTATTATTGAATAAATTATTTTTTATCTTATAAATATATCGGTATATAAGAATATTTTATTGTTCATATTATTATTGTTTCATAGATAACTTTTTATCTATCAATTCTGTTGGGTACTCATATAGTTTTTCTATATATCCATTTCTTCTCAAAAGTTTGAATACTAAATTTTCAACAGACATCTCTCCTCCTTTTTGTAATCCACAATTTCTAAATTTTTTCAATTTTTCTTTATATTTTTTTATTATAGATTTTATTGTTTCAGGATCCTCATCATTAATATTTTCAATAACACCATCTATTATACGCATCCATTGTTTTGATTTTTCTTTTACTAAAGAGATGTCAACTTTATTATTTTTTTCTTTTTTTGGGAAATTTATCCATTCATCATTTAATACAGAATATATACCGCTACTAAATGTTGTTTCTTTTTCGTCTTGAACAAAACACTCTACATCGTACCCAAAAAAAGTTATATTATGTCTCAAATTGAAAATTATTTTCTTAAGATCAAAAAATTCCATAAAAATTTCTTTTGATTTTTCTTCGAATTGGGAATAATCAACGACTAAATGTAGATCTATGTCTGAATATTCAGACCAATTGTAATTAGTTAGAGAACCAATCATAATAATGTCTGCAACAAAAACATCAATGTTTAAAAAGTCAAAAAACATGTCGGCAATTTCCAACAACCTGTCCCTGACTTCTGGTCTCATTTTCATTTTTTGACCCTCAGGATCCCCCATATATTCTTCTTTTGGAATAAACCAAATCTTAGGATTAAGGTCATCTTGGGATTCGAAACTTTTTAGAATTTTGTCATTATCCATAACTATAAATATGACATCAATTAAAGTTTCTTAAATTTAAAGGTCTTAGAAATGTTTTTATTAAAAAAAGTTCCTTGTGATTCCGCCATTCTAAACTGTGTATATTTTTCATGAGGTACATTTTCATATTCATATCTCACACCATTTTTGAACTCAGTGATCATTTTTTTTGTTATTGTATCATATTCAGTTCTAACAATATTTGATGACTGAATTTCATTTAGAATTGTAGTACCGCTGATAATTTCTTGTGTTATTGCCATTTTTTTTTATTTAAAAATAAATATACTAAAAAAAAAATCCACCCGAAGGTGGATTTAAATCATTTAGTTTTTTTATTTAACTTCTTCAAAATCTACGTTTGAAAAATCTTCTTGAGTCGCTTCAGTTTGATTTGTTTGTTCATAAAGTTTTTGACTTATTTCTTGAAACTTTTGATTAACTTGATCCATT